GCATTGTTTATTGCATCATTTATCACGGGCATTAAACCGTCAAATGATGATTGCATCTCATTATGAACTTGATTGTATTTTGCGGAAATACTATCTGCCAATTCTTTGTAGTAATAATCAACAGTATCTTGAGTAGCAGAATTTTTTTGAAGATCCATGAAGGATCGATAAACACTATCTGCTGAATATTGCGCATTTTTTGCGTTGTTAAATGCTTGATCTGCTTGTGATCTTACATCTTCAATGTCCGATAGTGCTTTATCAACTTCTTTTTTAGTGGTATTCAACTCAGCTGTACTTAAGATAAGTTCCCAGTTTCCATTTTTCCAAACATAATATTCTGTTTCACCGTTCCCAAGATCAAGAAATAAATTATCACCCTCAGATGCAATCGTTGGTTTGACATTAGAATAAAAATTTTTGTTCTTTCCATTTGCTGACGTCAAAGCGATATTAGCCACTCGTGACGTTTCTTCTTGAGCTTCTTTGACTGATGCAACGTAATTTGTTAGACTTTTTTCACTAAAGTCATCGCCCAGCTCGATCACATTATTATTTTTATCCAATAGATCATGTTCTACTTTATAGACACGGGTGAAATATTCAATGTTCAACTCATGTCTGATAATCGCAACTGTATCACCTAGGCCAAGATCTCCAATATCTAATGCGCTTGCCTTAAAAGATACTTTAGGTCGTTTAGCTACTTGCAATGCTGCCCACGTTGCATTGATCAGCTGATTAACATCTTCAATATCTTCAAACACAGCAATACCAATGCGTGGTTTACCATCATCAAAACCATAAAGTTTAGTTGCTTCCTTATCTTCAACATAATCTTGCCCAGCAGGTTTGTCTGTTGGATGACCATTTGCCTTACTCCAGATAACATCAGTAAACATGATACGGCGACCATAACCATCAACAGTATCATCATTACCATCATCTAGCTGTTCGCCTTTCCCACGTCCTACAAGCGCCGTAACAAGATCCTCGCTTGATTCTTCACGAGTCACACTCAACAGATTAGATCCATACTCAAAACGCTTGCCTGTACGTTCTCCTTGCTGGCTGTATAAATTAACTTGTCGTCTAGCAATTTTGTTTGTGATCGGATCAATAATAACTGTAAATGTTAGTTCGATCTTAAACAGCTCCACAACTTTTTGAATAGCTTCCAGTGTTGAAATGTAGTAAAAATTCGTCCGTTTTCGTGTGGTTTCTTCGCTATATCCAACTTCCCAACGTGTTCCATTCAAAGCAATTCGCAACATCTCACTAGCCGTTTTATCTTGCGGTCTAACATCTTTGATATATGCATAACTTTTTAATTCATCATAAGCTGACTCAATACATGTGTATTCAATGCGATCATCTTTGACACTTTCAGAAATGATTTTAAACATCAAAAAAGCATCCCCACGGGTTGCAGGAATGCAGACAAAATAGATACTGTTTGCTAAACGCTTATCTTGAACTAAGCTAAACGACAATTTATCCGCTGCGTTGATCTCTTCTGTCATCTTTGCTTCGATAATCCCATCAGAAATCGCTTTGATGATATTTTGTTGTTTATCAAGTAGGTACATGATCATAAGCGCTTCACCTCGTAAATCATTTTAAATTTTCCAATAGCATTGAGTGTGATCGTTGTTCCATTTTGAATATAAAAATCACTAAAGTTAGACGATAGCTTCAACCCCATCAAATGCTGAGTCGTGTTGAGCTTGACAGCCAATTTTGTAAAGTCGATCGTCAATTTTGTTCCAGCTCCGATAGTTTCATTGAAAGTAAATACCTTAGAAGCATTGGTACGCATTTCAAATTTAGAAATAGTGCTATTTGGTGTAAACTCAATAAGTTTTGGTATTTGTTGATACGTTAGTTCGGGATCTAAAATACTTGTTGATGTTCCAGTAATTTCAATCGTTTTTGGCAAACTGTATTTATACGGGTCAGCACAAACGATCTCGATTTTTCCAGTCGTGCTAAATAACGGCTTATCTAAACTGATACTTTCGATCGTACCGATATAGTGATAACCCTGTTCATCAGCAAACTTAACTTCAACATTAGCTGCATACGTCAATTGATTTAACTTAGCCAAGACTTCGTTATATCGTTCGATCGTATTACACAGCAATCTAAAAGTAACTGTGATTTTTCGTTCCTTGATACGTGAGTTAAGATATAGGCTACCGTCTCCAACACGTTCAGGAGCGTTTATTTGCCGTTCAAAACCACCACGACCTTCTACAACTAAAGTTTCGAATTCTGGAATTTCACGATCTAGCCACTTACCCGCATAACAGATCGCTTCAAGTGGCAAAGACGAGCTAGGCTCTGCTCGTGGTTGTAAATCTCTAAAATCATACATAATTATTTCCTCCATACAAAAAAGTCAGTAGATACATCAAGGTATGAGTATCAACTGACTTTGATTTTTGTTATAATTGAGATTGCGCATGTCCCTCATGTGCAAATACCGACGAAACGGGTGATTTTTTTATCCCAATTTTTGTCTACGGTGTTTGCTATGAGCACACGGCCATGTGCTCGGGTCGAAACACCGAAAGTTCTGTTTGATAGCATGACCCAGCTATCGTGTAATTCCTTAACTACACGTTAATGATAGCACAAACGAACTAAATTTCAAAGGGGGGCGCTTGTCGTCCTCCTTTTTGTTTAGAATTTATAGTTACGAGTCAAACTAGCTTGTGATCCTTGTTCACGGCTAATATCTGCAACAAAAGCACCGTAATCAGTCCCGCCGAGCGAAACGTTAATATAAGCTGGTTGCTGATTCAAGCTTAATTCGTGAGTCAAATTGCTATCTACACTACCTGTAAGCTTTCCGTTGACCGCTGTTAGTGATCTTGTGAAGTCTGTTGTATCAACTGCCGGGACAGCGAACATAGAAGCTTCTGCTAGCTTGTCTGATGCTTTTTCAACGATTGATAGGTTATCAATCATACCAACCGCTAAACCAGCTGGAACAAAGCGCCCTACCTTGTCACGCATTACACGAGAAGGTGAGTTAATACCCAAAGCTCTCTTTGCAGAATCGAATGCACTTTTAGCCATATCAACAGCAGCACTAACAGCTTTTCCGATAGCGCCTTTGATACCTCTAACAAATCCCATAACAAAATCTTTACCAGCACTTACCATATCACTTGCAACTCTTTTAACAGCGTCTAAAGCACCTTTGATACCGTCGGACGTCACTTGCTTTGCAGTTTCCCATCCACGAGAAAATGCACTTTTTATATTCTCCATTGTGTTTGAAATTGTTGACTTAATAGTGTCTATTGTATTTGAAATGACAGATTTAATCCCATCCCAAATACTAGACGTCACACTCTTGATAGCTTCCCAAACAGCAGTAACAATAGCTTTGATCGTATTCAAGATACCTTCAATAATGCTTCTTATTACTGAAAGTGTTGATTCGATCACTGATTTAATAGCATCCCAAATAGTATCCGCAGCATTTCTTAGATGTTCTAAAGCTCCTTGCCAATTACCTTTGATAGCTTCTGTAGCCGCTTGAATTATTTCAGCTAAAGCATTAAGAACAGCTGAAATAATCGTAACTATGTTATTCCAAACTGTTTGAGCAATCAATACAATAGTATTCCAAATATTAGACCAAGTAGTCTGAATAGTTGTAATACCTGTTTGTATCGTTTCACCCAAACTTGTGATAGCCATTTGAACATACGACTTGATACTTTCCCAAACACTTGTGACTACTGATACAAGTGTATTCCAAACATTTGTCGCCACATTAACTACTGATTGCCACAACCCAGACATAAATTCGGAAAAGCCATTCCAAAGCATTTTTATTGTTTCAATAATTGGCGTCATGAAAGCAACAATGCTTTGCCAAACAGTCGTTGCTATTTCAACAATCCCTTGCCAAAGATTGGAGAAAAACTCTGTCATTGTATTCCAAGCAGTCTTAATCGCTTCAATGATTGGTGTCATGAATTCAACCAAGCCATTCCAAATATTAACTGCAAGATCAACAATAGCTTGCCACAGTGTAACAAAGAACTCTTTCAACGCATCCCACAAGTTTTTGAAAGCGTCGATAATTGGTGCGATCGCTTCTAAAAAGCTATTCCAAATAGGGACAGCAAAATCAACGATCCCTTGCCAAAGATTAGAAAAGAATTCTACAATACCATTCCAAGCGCTTTTCACCTTATCGACAGCACTTGAAAAAGCTTGTACTATTGCCTCCCAAACAACAGACGCAAGTTCTTTCAACTTGTTCCAAGCATCTGACAACCAAGAAACAAAGCTAGCCCAGATTTGCTGACCCATTTTCGTTTTGGTAAAAAACAATACCAGAGCAGTGATAACTGCAGCAATCGCAGCAATTATCAATACAAATGGGTTTAATGCCATAACAGCATTAAATGCGGCTTGTACAGCTGTCGCTATTTTCACTACAACGTTGTATGCTAACAATGCTGTTTTAGCGATAATTGACGTTTTTGCTAGCATTTGTAACGCCAATAACGCTGATTGTGATCCTTTTGCAATTCCAATTAAAGCTCTTGAAACGTTAACAAAACTTCCTACACCACTACCAAATAATTTGATTGCTCTAATGCCACCGCTCAATGCACCCCCGATTTTTTGCGCATTAGTCAGAAAGCCACCAACAGCCGTCATAGCTGTTCCAATTGCAGGGCTAAGTCCGATAAAGCTACGAATAGCCTTCGCTGTTGACTCGTTAGAAGTTGTGGCCCATTGCAGAAAATCATTTCCAGAACCAATCAAAGCGCCATTTATCTTCTTAGCTCCAGCCATTGACGTTTTCATCAAGTTGTCCCAGTTACCACCTAATTGTTCAAGTGATGATCCAACGTTTTGTTGCATTTCCTTAGCCTGTTTGTCTAAGTTTTTGTTTGCAGTCTTTGTTGATCCTGCGTACTCTTCGATTGCTTTAGCTGCAGCATTCCAACTAGTTGTTGTGTTATCTGTTTCGTCAGCAACAGCTTTCATAAGTGTACGCATAACTTTCATACCATCTTGGCCAAACATAGCTTTTAAAGCAGCATCTTGTTGCTCTTTGCCAAGATTTTTAAGCGCTCCAGAAAGCTCACTGGCAACTTGTGGAATAGGTTTCATGTTACCTTCTGCGTCACGGAAAGAAATACCTAACTCTTCCATGTAGCCACGAGATTTTTTAGTTGGTGATTGCATTTGTACGATCGCATGATTTAAGTTATCAGCTGCTTGTGCTGAACTCATACCAGTGTTAGTAAGCAAGCCAATAGCGTTAGCTGTATCTTGCATACTGTAACCAGCAGATGCTGCAGTCGGTCCAATGCTCGATAAAGCTTGTTGCATACTTTCGATAGACGCATTAGACTGGTTAGCAACCTGCACTAAGATACCTGCTGCTTGCTCTGGTGACTTGAGACTCTTACCCCAGATATTCATTGACTGCTGAACAACAGATGCTGTCGTTTCTAAATCAGCACCCGCCGCAGTAGCAGCTTTAGCGATAGCAGGAAATCGTTGTTTGATTGTTTCAATAGAAGCGCCGTCACGGGCCATAGCAACCATAGCATTTGCAGCATCTTGAGCGCTGATTGGTAATTCAGCACCCATTTTATTAGCGACTTTAGCTAATCCATCAATGTCTTTAGCAGTACCACCCGCAATGACTGCAGCTTGGTTAAGTGAGTATTCAAAGTCACCATAACCTTTAAGAGCGCTAACTCCCATAGCAGTTGTAGCCGCTCCCGCATAAGTCATTGCTTTACCAATGCCACCCATCTTATCTTGAACAGTTTTACCAAGCGATTCAGTAGATTTAGCAGCTTTATCCATTGCGGAAGAAAAGCCACGATCGACAGCACTAAGAATTGCAGTAATACTATAACTTTGTGCCATGACTTCCCCTCCTCAATCGTTCAAATTCAGCTAATCTAGCATTGATAAGATCACGACGTTTTTTCTCTTTGACTTTTTCGGTACGTGGCTTGTAGTCTTCTTCAAACTCATCACGCAATACGTCGATCATTTCCATAGCATCAAAGAAATCAGTAAATTTCTTGTATTTAGGCTTTGGATGTTTAGCATTACCTGTTGTGGCTTGAACCGTCTGATTAAACCACGCCAACAAAGCCAATTTTTCTTGTTCTTTTATCTGCTTAAGTTGATAAGCTTCGATTCGCAAATTATACTCATCAAACGTCATATCTTCGATTTTTCTAATATCAGAAAAACCTAGATAAGCCAACGAATTCAACATTATCTCATGATACTGTTGATCTCCAGATTGGTTATCTAGGCTTTTAGGTTTTTTGCTGCAACTTTCACAGCGTTGGCTTTCAACATTTCTTTTGTGACATCATCAAATAGTTTCTCGATCTTCGCATAACCATCTAAGAAATCATCAATTTCTGTCATCGCTGGTCGGGGCGTACTTCCATAAGAAGCAGCATAGATAACGTTGCTCAACGCCACAGGATCATACGCTTGTAACGCTGGAATAGCCTTAGTCAAAGCCATTCCCATGTTAAAGCTACCAGTATCAACACCACCAACTTTATCTAATTCACGTACAAAGCGAACACCGAATTTTAACTCAACATCTTTTTCATTAATTTTCAAAATCATTTTTTAACCCTCCGTATTGATCCCAGCGTCAGCTTCTTTCCAAGCTGTACCAGTAGTTTCATTTTCACCCATTGCTTCTAAGCCACGATAAACATATTCGATAGCTTCTTGCGCTGATTGTGGTAATGTGGTCCACCCACGTTTTGGAGTGCCATCAACACCAAATGAAATTTCACGAGTCGATAGATCATCAACGTCATTATCATTGCTATCTTCTGATACGATCGCACGACCATAGAACGAGAAATACTGTCCTTGTGCGTTCTTTCGTCCTGTATAAATAATCCAGAACTCTAACTTATCGCCATCGAACAAACTATCTTGTAAAGCATCTACGATAGCAGATGTGTTATTGATAAACTCCACACTTAGATCCGTTTCGATACCGCCTGCAGTTGTCACTGGGCCTGACTTTGTTTGTGTCGTATCTGAGTCCCGACTAGGTCCAAAGCTTAATGACGTTTGAAACGGGATCAACTTGCCTTCGCTTGTCTTAGCATCTTTCAACTTGCGAACAAAGAGAAAAGTATCTTTCCCATGTAATGTTTTAATATTTTCTGCCATTTTTAGTCACACTCCTATTAACTGTATTGAATTTCTAACTCTAAAATCCCATGAATCAACGGAATATCTGTCGTATTATCACCAACGATCTGGCTTTCACTATTTACGACTGTATACGTAAAATGTGTCGTTTTTCTGTGATGCTGGATCACATTTAACAAATCATTCAAGATCCTTGACACTTCAAATCGACGATTATGCTCTGCATACACATCAAGTTGAATATGCGTTTTACCTAAAAATCGAGTCTTAGTGATTCTATCGATATTTTGCTGATAACCGACGTAAACAAAAGGATATGCTTGACTTTCATCTGGTAAATAGTCGAAAGTCGCATATCCTGATTCATTTGATAATTCTATAATCTTCTCAAAAATCTCTTGATATGGGTCTATCATTTAACCAACCCTTTCAGTTTCGAGATAAACACTTCTTTTTCGCTCTCAAAAGGCTTTTTCAGATAGTGCCGAGCTGGAAGTTTACGTGTTCCGTACTCTTGATAAGCAGCGTATTCAGTATCATAGCTGACTTGACCTTCTAGGCCCTCGCTAATAATCTTCTGCGTCATACTACGCTTTAACGTACCACCACGATAGCCTTTTGGGGGCTTTGTGTTGACCGGGTATCTTTTCCCCCAACCAACGGGTACAAGTTGCTGACTACCACGAGCAACATTGATCGTTGAACTCTTAACGATAGCCTTAACTTGCTTTAAATTTTTGTTAGATAGTAAGGCGTCAATTAGTTTATCGTCGCCTTCGATCTCGACTCTATAATCTCCCATGATATTCAACTCCATATAACGCTGTGCGCCTTTCTGACGTGATATTCATAGTGATCTGATACGTTTTATCATTGACAGTAAAATAACCCGTTCTGACACTCATAGGACGCTGAAAACGAGCAACAACACGTTCTTGTTTCACATTACCAAAAACGAGCTGTTGTTGATTAGCTCCCATTGAAGTCAAATTGACGGGAACTAATTCACCATCAAGGTCATTCTTTCTAAATAAGGCCCGCTTGTTAAATCTCACAACTACGCACCAGCCTTACCTTCATTGAAAAACACGATCCGCCCACGTTTTCGCTCAGTGTTATACCGATCGATCACGTCTGCATATTCGTTAAAATCGCTAGCTGGATAAGTGATACTTTCGCCTTCTTGCGAATACGACTGCATCCCTTCGTTTCCTAAGCGATTAAATCTAGCAAGTGTCACAGGCAAGACAACAGCTTCTAATGGTGGCGGAACAGATCGCTCGTCCACCATCATAGAAAGCTGATTGCGTGTCATCTCTTCTAATGCAGAAATGACATCATCTTGTTTGTTGTCTGTGATCCCTGCCAGAAGCTTGACCGTGTTTATCACTTTCATTGTTCCTTCTGACAATTAGATCACCTGCTATTCATTTGTTTTTGGCTTAGCTTTTTTCGTGTTCTTCACTGCATCTGGATCAGTCGAGTTTGTTCCGTGGCCTGGCATAGTGTCAGATACATTATCATCTGTTGTCATGTTTAAGCCAGCAAAAGCTTCGTCTTTGACAATTAATGCGCCAACGTACATAGATACACGCAAAGCTACCATGTCTTGTTCAAACAAGTTGATAGGTGTGCCATCTTCATTGACTAACGTGGATAGCTGTGCATCTTCTGAGATCTTGTACTCAACGCCAGCAGGAATACCATAGTACAAGTAATTAAAGTCACCAGCGATCAATGATCCTTTAGGCATTTGTTCTGACTTAAGGTTCACTGTTACGATACCGTCAATCGTTTTGTTAGCACGATCGTATAAAGAAGTTGCGACACCATTCTCTGTCTTGACTGCTTTACGCAAAGCTGTGTGGTTTTGCACCTTAGAAATGAACGCATTTGGTTCAATATCGTTTTCGTAAAGCTTATCTTCAAGATCCAAGATCGTATCATAATCGATCGAGCCAGTGATATTTGTACCTGCAGTTTGAATAGACTTAGCAAGAGATTGCTTGAACGGGTTATTCTTACCAAGCAACACCGCTTCATCAAACTTCTTGTAGAAAGCTTCTGCGATCTTTGGCTTCATGAATTCAAAGAAGTTATTCATGCTCCATTTTAAGTATTCTTTAGAGACAGGAACAATAACGGCTAACTTCTTAGCACGCATTTCTACTGTCTTCCATTCGCTCTTGGTCGTTGGAATCTTTTGAGTTTCATCTACCCAGTAAGCTCCGCCACCCTTAACGAAGACATCAAATTTCTTTTCTAAGCCGTCCATCTGCTCGTACTTTCCAAGTTGCATTACCTTAGAATTTTGAATGACATCTTCAATAGTCAAACGTGCATGTTTTTCTGGAATAGTACCATCTGGGCGTTGTAGCATTGTTACGTTATTTGGATCAAATGATTGTGGCATTGTAAGCCCTCCTTATTAAATTAATCTGTTCTTCTGTGCAAACGCAGCAACATCACCATTCACCTGATCACTGCTTTTAAAGCCTGCGCTATCTTTTGGACTACTTGTGTTAGATAGTTCAGCAACTCGTGCTTTGACTAGCTCATCAACTGTTTCAGATAGCAGTTGAATGTTTGCGTGTGTATTTTCAGCATTATCAGTCAGCACTAGATCAACTAAATCTGCTGGCAACTTATTTTCTTCAAGTTGCTTTTGAGCTTCAATACGATAAGCTTTCATATTGAGTTCGTGTTCACGTTCATCTAGCGCTTTTTGACGATCTTTAAGCTCTGCTTCTGCACGATCTTTAGCAGTCATGCTAGCTAGCTTTTTCGCTTTGTCTTCACGTTCTTTGAGCTTGTCATCAAGTTCACTAGCCCACTTCTCCTTAGCGGTATCTAAAGCTTTACTGATACGCTTGTCTGTGTAACTATCTAACTCTGCTTGTGTCGCAAAAGACTTGAATGGTTGTTGTTCTTCTGTTTGCTTTACTTCTTGTTCTGTTGCTTCTTCACTCATAAAAATTGACCTCCAATTTGTTCCATAAACACGTTTTTGAGCATAAAAAAAGCGCCCACTCACAAGCTTTAGCTTCCAAGTACACGCACTCTAAACATCCTTATACAACTGTGTTACGATCGTTCTTTAACGTCTGCGATCGAAAAAAGACAAAATAAAAAGCACTCAACTTTTGCTGAATGCTTTTTAATAAATTACATCTTCGGATTGGGGTTCTAGTGGTTCACCGTCTTCATCTAGTAAGATTTGATTATCCTTGATTGCCTTTTCTAACCTAACAATCGCAGCTTCTACTTCTTCAGGATAATTTGTTATATTGAGAGGATCCCAAAGACAAATATCTTCTAAAGATGTATTAAATTGCTTTTCATATTTTGGTACTAAAATTTCATTGAAGTACTTCATTCTCTCAATTACTTTGCTATCATCTCTTGTCTTCATGTTACCTATCCCTTCAAAAATAAACCTATTATCAAGTTAAGAAATTCTGGGTCGTCAGTTATTCTTGTATAAACCATTTTCCCGTCATTCCCTACACCCTTTACTAAATCTGTTGGTTCAAACATCCCTTCAAGTCCCATAGTAAAGACTTCTGCACCATGAGAATAATATTTCCCAATATACGGTGTAATGAAATCATCTTTTTTTACAAATTCGTTTGGTTTATATTTACTCCCAGGGAAAATATCAATCATTCGTGTTGGTTTCTCACCTTCTGTCCGCTTGTCGACCCATTCTTTTTCGATGCGAACTAAATCTGAATTAAAATATTCGACCATATGACCTATCTCGTGAAACGGTGTGGTCTTCCTTACACCAGTTGATACAATGGTAAAGTATCCATCTAAATAATTTTCATATTTAGTAGCATATCCTTTACCATTGGCTTTATATGCACCATTAACAAAAAAACCACGCTCAAGGTTTCTGCGAGCAAGTATCTTTTTACCAGAATTTGCCACATAATCAACCCAATCTTTTGGATAGTATGAAAATGCATCTGATAGCTGTTTTTTTACAACAACACTCGATCCTTTCGCCCACATTTCTTTGGGGACTATACCACCCATTTGGCGATAATTGGAAAAGAACTCTTTCAACTTATCTTTATCACCAATATTATCAGTGACATTATAGTGATCATTGAATGCTTTGCCCAACTTGATTATATCATTTGGTGACGCTGTTTTTAAATCAATAGTATTCATCAAATCATCTATATAGTCTTTACCCGATTTCTTTTTATCCTGCTTCCTGTGTTTACTTGCGCCCACTGGTTCTTCTGCTGGCATAATCGAGCATAGACAATTAGGATGAAACGGGTACATATTATGCCCGACAACAGCACGATCAAATCTGTATGGACCACCTGCGGCTGCTCGCCTACAAATTCTGCACGCACTACTTTCATAGCTAATATCGTACCATTCGATTTCACCTTGCTTATAGCTGTCTAACTGCACATCACCTTGCACTCTAGCCGTTTCAGTGATTAACAGCCTTCCAACTTGATAAGGTTGAGCATTAAAGATCTTGACGAACTCGGAGATATACTCGTTCGGGTTCTTACCCTGTAAAATGGCACTGTTTAGGGCATTACCTAAGCGTGCTTTCAGCATTTCAGTATTGTGCCACACGTTATTACTAAAAGTAACAAAGCCATTGTTTAGTTTATACGAAGCATTGACTAACGCATTTACCTTACGATCATCAAACACTAAAAATTTACCTAAAATACCAGCTTGACGCTTATATTCAAGTTTAGCAACCTTCTCCAAATGCCGCCATGTCTCGCCGTTTACTTTACCTGCCAGCTTATCAATCTCAAGAAAAATTTCAGACTTAAGCAACTGCAAACGACTTACTCGCATCTTCAAGTTATAAAGCTTTAGATCAGCATTAGCTTGTGGTGAGTTATCCATTTCTTGCACGTACTGCTTAGCTTTGTCAGCAAATCGCACAACATCCATCTTATCAGCGAGCTTCATAGCATCAGCCATTGTCATCTTGCCGTCTTTAGCATAACGTACAAAATTGCGATTAATATCGGCTTCGATATTATCAAGTGTGCGCTTATACTCTATCATGATCTCTTGCGTTTTATCAGAAACATCTTTACGTAATTGCTTAGCGTGCTCTTGCTCACGCTTTAACCAGTATTCCTTGCTATCCATCTAAATCGCCGTCTTTCGTGTTGTTTGACGGTTCTTTTTGTTGGTCTGGTGTAATTACACCAACTTTACCGTTAAAGCTGTCATTTACGACTTTTGAAAGCTCTAATTCGCTTTCTTCTTCCAAGTTCTTTTCTTCAATCTCGGCGTTGGTAAAATGCACTTGATTGTACATTGTTTTTCTCGATACAGGGACGCCAGCATCAGTAAGCATTTTAAGTTCTTCACTAACCGCATAAGGCAGATTAGGCGTTGACTCGATCGTGACATTAGGTAAATCACGCTTAGTATTATTCAGATTGTTTTCATGCTTGAATAACAACTCGCATCTATCTGCCAACGATCGCTTAAATGCGTTCATTGTCTGTGCGATCGCTTGCTCAAAGCCGAAAATCTTATATCGAATAGCGATCCCACTTGCGTTACCAGAAAAGTTTTGGTCGCTCATATCAGGGATGTTACTGATATTGAAAATATCTTTGCGAATACGTTCTTTATAGCTTTCGCTAGCTGTACTATCAAACTCGGGACTGATGTAATTAGCGCTAATACTCGTTGAATTACCATTGCGGTCAAAGCCACTTTGTAAGCCAAGCACACCATAACGTTTAATCTGCCTAATGAGATCAGACACGTTATTGCCTGCTGTGCTGAAATCACCACTGATCACAAGTAATGAGTTGATAACGTCAGTCATGTAATTGCTTGTATCGCTTGCACTTTGATCGTATGCGTCAATCAGCGGTAACACATCTTCATACCATGAAGTTCGATAACGATTACTCTGATACTCTACGATAGGTATGCCATTGAAGAAGTGTTTTTCTTCACGATCGACATCTAGACTAGACATCCCAAACGACAATTCTTTAAAATGAGTGATTTCACTTGCTGTATACAAGCTAACTAGATACTTAGTTTCAGAAAATCCACTAAACCCAGATTCAACGATCCGCACTGCTGCGATTGGCTTACGCTCAATCGTCGTATCATAAATCACAAACGTTTCAAACACATTAGCCTGCTTGATCTTGTTACCAGTTTCGGTCTTGTACTGAATGTCATAAGCACGCCCGTACTTGGCAACGTCATACATTAGCTCATTGTCTAAAGTAGGGATGTCATTAGCTTTATTGAATGTTAGCAATTCTTTCTCGAGCTTTTTATCTTCGGGCAAGCTATATTTCAACGGTACGCTCGTTGTGTACCCAGCTACAAATTGAGCAATCAGTTTGCCAAAATTATGTGCAATTCGGTAATCAGCCTTGCTGTCATCTTTGCGGCGATCACCACCAAAAATAGCTGTGTTTCGGCCCTTGGAATAATCGTCCAGCACGCTCAATCGTGGTATCTGATACTCTTGGAAATGTCGCAAAATATCCAATAGCACTTTGTATCCATTAGCTGTTAAATCGTCTAGCGAATCAACACGATAATGAATATTGCTTTGCACAGAAAAAGGGAACAAGCTAGATTTAGCATTGCTCCCTAATCCAAATTCGAATTCGTTTACTTTATCCACTACATCACCTTCTTTAACTTAGCCAGCTCTTCAACTGACATACTTTCATCCATATGATCTAAATAGTCGTTATA